TGTATTAATATTGCTAGAAATATGGCAGAGAACGGAATCCCAGTATTATATTTAGACACAGAGCTTACTAGTGACACTCAATTACATCGCCTTACCTCTTTGGTGTCTGGCGTAGATTTGAACCATGTGGAAACGGGCCAGTTTACCAGCAATCCTCATGAGTCGGAAGCAATCTGGGATTGCCAGGAGCACATAGAGGGACTTCCCATCGACTATTTTTCTGTTGCCGGTCTGGCTCCACATGCAATCATGTCAATTGCCAGAAGATGGTTGTCCAAGACCGTAGGGTTTACCAGTGGTGGGGCAGCTAAGCCATGTCTCATCATTTACGACTATCTAAAATTAATGGACGATGGTGGCTTCAAAAACAATCTGCAAGAATATCAGCTACTTGGTTTTCTGGTAACGGCTCTACACAACTTTGCTGTAAAGTTCAAACTTCCCGTGTTAGCAACTGTGCAGCTTAACAGAGATGGTATTGAAAGAGAGGGGGCTGAAGTAGTCTCTGGGTCTGACAGAATTGTGTGGTTATGTTCCAACTTCACGATTCTCAAGAAAAAGATTCAGACCGAACTCAACGAAGACCCGCCGTCGAATGGGACCAAGAAATTGGTTGTCACAGACACCAGATTTGGCGCTGGTATGGAAAGCGGCGAATATATTAATGTTGTGGACAAGCTTGAAATTGGTAAGTTGTCGGAAGGAAAACCATTCTCGATGGTAACACAATCGGCTTTGGAGAATCAGGCGAATGAGGCGGTTTAACTCCAAGGACATCCCGTTCATCCAGGCTCGTGCCTGTGAGAGAATAGCCGAGGTATTTGATGCACTCGGTATCGATTACGTTGAACGGCATGATTATCTACAGGCCGCTTGCCCTGTCCACGAGGGGGACAATCAGAGGGCTATGTTCTGGGCTATCCGGTCCAGCCATTGGCAGTGTAAAACCAGAGGGTGTCATTGCGACCCCATTACTGGTCCGTCGAGCAGTATTTTCGGGCTGGTGCGTGGTGCCATGACCCGCAAGACAGGAAAAGAGTGGGGCTTCAAGCAAGCCGTAAACTTCGTGGTCCAAGCATTGGGGCTCGAACAGTGTAGCGGAGATACGGCGACTGCTCAAGATATAGAGATTGCGAAGATCATCAAGCAACACCGCAAAAAACAATCTGCCACACAGGGACAAGGCGTTCCGTTGGCTACCATGCTGCCACACCTGAAGGCCGATCAGGTGTACTATCCGAACCGTGGTATTTCGCCTGAAATCATAGCTCGCTATCATGTATCGTTTTGCAATACCAAGGGGAAGCCAATGTACAAGAGGGCTTTCTTCCCGATCCTGGATGTAACCGGACGATACATAATGGGTTGGTCTGGGAGAAGTATCTACGACAAGTGTGCGAAGTGTGGAATGCATCATCATCCAGAGCGACCATCGTGTCCAGATAAACAGTATGGCGGCGTGTACACAAAATGGAAGCATTCCAAAGACTTCCGTGGCGAATTGTGCCTATACAACCTGTGGTATGCCAAGCCGTTTATAAGCAAAACAGGTACGGCGATCTTGTGCGAAGGGCCGGGGGACGTATGGGCATACGAAGCGGCTGGTATTCGAAACAGTGTTGCCATGCTGGGGCTTAATATGTCCAAACAGCAACGACTGATGCTACAGAATGCTGGAGCATTGACAGTAGTGTGTACTTTCGACAACGATGAAGCAGGCCAGGAAGCAATGAAGAAACTTGAGAGAGATTTGACTTACTATTTTCGCGTGTTCTGTGTAACACCGGATACCGTGAACGATGTTGGTGATATGTTTGCCGATGATATTGCGGCAAAGATTGGTCCTATCTTACAACAAGCATCTAGAGCAGAAATGCTATCTGATGGCTATGGAGCCGGGGGAGAAATCGAACAGCATGTATGATAAACTGCAAACTAATGAAAGTAATGAATATTTATTTTCTCCTGAAGAATTTCGGGAACATGCTATGTCAGATATAGATGCATTCTGCAAGAATATGAGACATCTAATAGACAATCCAACTCCATGTTCTGGATTATTTGAGCACAGAACAGAAAATCAATGGTATGCAACGTTTGTCGATTGGTTAAGGGGCTAGAAAGGAAGATTGAAATGTCGAATCAGTTTGAGATCAAAGACTCCGGTGAGAGACGCGATTTTGATACTGGGGCTAAGAGAGATGTTGATCACAACAAGCCACGTTTTGATTTGATACCAATGACAGTGATTCGTAAAGTAATTGATTTTTATCCGCGAAAAAAGGTATTCGGAGATTTACCAGAATCTATTAGTAATGATTTGAAAGTAATCATGTGGAATTTGGGATTATCATGGGGTGAAACAGTTGATAATGATCTTTTATTGGAACTGATATGGATTGTTCTAGAAGTGATCCGAAATCAAGAAACAGATAGTATTTTGAAAATACAGAATAATTCATATGATGATTTACATTTAATTTCGCCAAAGACCTATTTGCGTCTTGCTAACCATTATGGTGGCGGTGCAAAAAAATATGACCCGTGGAATTGGTCGCAAGGAATGCCGCTCAGTGTTTTTCATGCCAGTTTAATGAGACATATATTTGCGGTTATGAATGATATGACAGACGAAGACCATTTGAGTGCAATCTTTTTTAACGCTGCATGTATCATTCACTTCAATGCCGTTGGCCGAACCGACTTGGATGATATAACCCCGCGACTTGAGGAATGGAAGAAACATGCGAGTAGTGAAGTGTAGCGCCAGCGCCATTGGATTGTACAATCACTGTCCCTTTTCGTATTTTATGCAGTACATCCTTGGTATGGAATCGAGAGTGGGCAAAGCAGCACTCCAGGGTAGCATCGTTCACCAAGCTCTGGAGTGGATGATTAAGCTGCGCAAGCGCGGCAAGACCAACGTTGACCCGATGTGGTTGCTCAATAAAGCGTGGGATGAACTGACTGCGAAATCAGATATCGAAATTCGCAAGGCGACCACCCGCATAGACAAAGAAACGGGTGACTTCAAAGAAGCGGCTGATTTCAAAAAGTGCCGGGTTGCTCTAGAAACAGTGTTGGCTGATCCATACTATAACCCATACCAATTGGCTAATGTTGTTGACGCTGAGCGGTGGTTTGCTCTTGAGATGCCTGGCGACGAATGGCGGTGCCTCGATAAAGATGGCAAACCACATCAGTTCACCGTGCGTGGTTTTATCGACCTTGTACACGAGATTGACGCCGAGACCATCGAGATTGTAGACTGGAAGACGGGTAACAGGAAAGATTTCTACACTCAACAGCCCATAGACGAAGCTTTGCTTATGAGAGAGGTTCAGCCAAGGCTGTACCACTTGGCAGCATATTTCCTATATCCGAAGTACAAGAACATATTGATTACCTTCTACTACGCCAGCGACGGTGGCCCCGTAACTATAGCTTTGTCCCAGGAAGATGTTGCTATGACCATAGCGGCACTGCACCGCTTCTTTACGACTATCAGAAAAGACACTCTGATGCGACGTAATCGCTGGTGGACATGCAGGATGTGCAACTTCAACAAGAACGGTGTGTGTCACCGCGTATGGAGCGATTTACACACATTGGGCGGCGAGTATGTAGAAGACCGTTATGCGAATCTGGATTGCGAAAGCCAATTGGCTCTTGGCCAACCAGTGGAGGCATAATGTCTACTGAACAGTGGAAAGATGTTGTCGGATATGAGGGACTTTATCAGGTGTCTAACTTTCAACGAGAAAGAGCAAGAATATTTGATGTATCTCCGAGTACGATTCAAAACATAGACGATAATAGAACATGGAGTCATATTGATGTCAAGTAATAATGCAAAAACTTATGCGCCACTTCATATACACAGTTATTATTCATTACTCGATGGTCTTAGCTCTCCGAAAGATATTATTGATCGTTGTGTCGAATTGGGATTGCCAGCATGTGCCCTGACCGACCATGGAAATCTTAGTGGTATGAAAATATTCTATGATGCAGCAAAAAAGAAAAAAATCAAGCCAATCATTGGTATAGAGATGTATATCTGTGAGAAGGAAGCAGATATCAAGAATTCTAACAACAATAGACGACACCACCTGATTGTCCTCGCCAAGAACGATCAGGGGATCAAAGACCTAATGGCATTAGTGAGTGAATCAAACAGACCGGATTATTTCTATCGCAGACCACGTATCCATCTTGCTGGCATAGCTCCATTCGCCAAGCGAGGCAACCTAATTTTCTTGACTGCTTGTATCGCAGGTGAGTTGCCGATGTCGCTATTTAGTGATTTCAAAGCAGCAGTTATTGCTGGTCGCAACGGGAACGTCCAAGGTGTAAGAGCATACCTGCGGCCCAACTGGAAAGATGTAGGTAAAGCCATCATCCATAAACACACAGCTACCTTCGGTAAAGGCAATTACTACTTAGAACTCCAGGATGAGGGGATGGGTATTCAGACCCTAGTGGTTGAATGTCTACGAGAACTCAGTAAGGAAACAGGAGTACCGACAGTAGCAACAATCGATTCCCACTACGCTAGGAAAGAAGACGCAGAGGATCAACGGCTATTGCTATATGCTCAGTTGCATACAACCAAGGAAGAGCAGGATCGAAAGATTGCTAGTGGCCAAGATGTAATGGACTTTTTCATTTCCGATCGCTATTATATTCCATCGTATGATGAGATGAGAAAACATTTCACAGAAGCAGAGCTTCAGGCGACATTGGATATTGCTGATCAGATTGAATACTCATCTCTCGGCCACAACCCATATCTTCCTATTTTTACTAACGAAGAGTCAAAGACCCTTGGCCTAAATTCGAATGAATATCTGAGACACCTGTGTATCGAGGGTGCCAAGACAAAGTTGGCTAATATTAGCTTACAACAGAAGCGAATCTATTGGGAACGCCTACAGCGGGAACTCATTGTCATCATGGAAGCTGGGCTGGCTGACTACTTCCTTATCGTATGGGATGCATGTCGCTTTATAGACGAGCGGAATGGCCCCAGAGGTAAGGGGCGTGGCTCTGGCGCTGGCTCGTTGGTCAATTATCTGACAGGGATAACGGGCATCGATCCGATCGAATATGGACTATACTTTGAGCGATTCTACAACATGAGCAGAAACATCCCTCCCCACTTTGATGTCGGGCAAACGGATTTTATGTCGTGGATGTCAGATAACTTTGAGATGTTGCATACTCGTGACACAGATGTCGAACGGAAGGCGGTGGCTACGCACCTAGCCAGACGGATGAAGCAGGGGAAAGCCGAATTTACCGACACAATGCGAGAAGAGGTGGAATGGATCGATGAAAAAAATCCTCGTATGTGGATGTACCTGTATGATATGATTCAGGGCAAGCCAGCCGAAAACCCATCGAATTCGCACCTAGCCTATGGGCTTGGTCTAACTCTGGCTGGCCGCGATGAATTGGATATCAACCGCAAGGTTAAAATTCACGATGGGCATATCAGTCTACCAGATATCGATACAGACATCGGCGTTGTATTCCGTAGTGAAATTATTGCATATCTCAAAGAACGATGGGGCGAGGAATACGTCGCTCAGATGATCACATTCGGTCGCCTGCAAGGCAAAGCGGCTCTCAAGGAAGTATTCCGAGCACATCCAGATACAGTCAGGCACTTGATGAAGGTCAAGGCGGTGAAAGAGGGCAAGGACGCGAACGATATCAACATGACACCGCACGATCTGTGCAACGACATCACACAATACATACCCGACGAAGCTAGTATTGCTGATGAGTTGCGCCAGGCAAGAGCGGAGCAGGGTGACGACTACGGCATTCTACAGTGGGCTGTCCACAATGTCGAACAGGTACAGGATGCATACGCATGGTTCAAACCACTATTTGATCAAGCCATGCGGATTGAGGGCACCAAGAAATCTCAGTCCAAGCACGCGGCTGGGGTCGTCATCGCAGACAGGCCCATTGCCGAACTTACGCCGCTTGCCTACGACGCACGTAATAAGGATCGCGTTGTTGGTCTGGAGATGTACAACGCAGAGGATATGGGGGCAGTTAAGTTTGACTTTTTGGGAGTAGTTGCCCTGGACAAACTTTGGAAAGCGCAGGACTTAATCAATGGCAACAACGAAGATGAGGTTCTTGACGAAGGATTGGTAGATGTCACAGATTGATCATGCTGTATATATCAAAACCGTGTTTTGCGATCTTGATGGCTGTGTCTTCAAGCACCATGGGGATATAGCTGAGATACTTACCAATCCGTGTGAGCTACTGCCTGGAGCCAGAGAGGCATTCAAACAGTGGGCCTACAAAGGCTATACAGTCATTCTCACCACGGGACGACCAGAAAGTCTGCGGCAACTTACAGAACAACAGATAAGAGAAGCAGGGCTTTACTGCCACCACCTGATCATGGACCTGCCAAGAGGACAACGTGTCGTTATCAACGACATGAAGCCGGGCAGGAAAGGTAAAATGGCTGCGTGTGTGAATATCGAACGTAATAGGGGGATGGAAAATGTTGACATCTAGTTTGGCGTGTGGGCCAATGAGCAGTGAAATCATCGAAGCGGTTTTTCGCTATTCCAATAAGTTCGGCGTGCAACTCATGCTCATCTGTTCCCGCAATCAAGTTGACGCCGATCATGGATACGTATTCACAACACCACGATATACGGAATACATCGACCACCTTCGCAGAGCGTACCCACAGGCCAGTGTTGTGATATGTCGAGATCACTGTGGACCAGGATTCGGGCTGAAGCCGGAACACAACCTAGACCAAACGCGACGAACCATCAGGTGTGATCTGGAGAACGGCTTTGATCTGATCCACTTAGACCTGTGCCACATGCAAATCGAACACGATGAGAAGATACGCCTAACAACCGAGTTGATGCAGTTTGCTCTGGATATCAATCCGAATGTCATGTTCGAGATCGGTACAGACGAAAATGTGGGCGTCACCGAGACCGATGCGGGCAAGATAGTCGCTGGGGTCCGTGCGTGTCAACGGGTCGCCGCCCCTGTCTT